CATTACATGGGCAATTGTGCAATATCTTTCCAATCTCTTCTGGAGTTAAACCATCAGTATATATTACATTATTTTTCAGTAATGATTTAAATCTTTTCTTAATTTCATTAAATATTGGTGCATATAATGCACAGACACATTTCCTTTGCCAAGCTATAATCCTTGATTTAGATTGTCTTAAATCGACGATGTTTTCATCATCTTTTAATAGTGACTCCAATTTCGCATGTATGTTGACGTCGTTTATTGGCTTTGTTAATAGTTCATTAGCTAACATCTCTATTATTTCATTCTGTACTGTTTTACCGCTTTTATTTTTCTTTAACCATTCTATTACATTCAATTTATCAAATGTAATTGGATTGTCTTGATAATATTTAGCTAATTCCAAGTAGTCTTCTGTAAAGTATGCATTAATAAATTCTCTAATTAACACGTCGTCTGCTAATTTTTCTTTTCTTATTTTCTCAGCTTTTCCGTGTCTTCCAGTTATTCCATTTAATGTGCTATACACTTGTTTTGTAAATACTGGATAAGATCTCTCTGGATAATCAATCATGCATGACTTCTTATGTATATATAATCTCACAAATTTTTCTCTATTTACTAATTTCATGTTATTAGTGGGAGAATATAATGTAATGTCATTAAATAATAGACTATCGTCCCATTTATGAATTGCTTCAACTGATGATATTTCACTAAATAGCTCCAATTCATCTCCTACATAAGTGTTGGTATATGGTGATATGTAAAAATTAGTTATTATTGGATCGTTCACACTTATGTCAGGTACTTTGAATGATTGCACATTTTCAAATGTTAAATTTGAAAAAACAGTTATATCATCCAGGTTTACGGTTATATCGTTTTCAATTGTTGGCTTTAATTGCCATTTATCATCCATTTTAGTTTCCTTGTTTATGTCAATTTCTATTAAATCTTTATCTTCACTGTTACCTCCAGCGATCTCTAATGAATAACAACCCTCAAAACCAAATATTACTAATAATAACCTGTTCATATTGTCTTCAAATACTGTAATGTCCCATTGATTACTAATCCTATCAAAATTCTTCCAGTCATTAACATTAACGTCACTGGGTTCGACATATGTTAACATATTCTTACCGTATTTAATCAAAGTGTTACGTATTAAATCATTTATACTTTGATCACCGAAATCACAATCATAAATATCTGC